GGTCACGCGGCGACCGATTCGGCATAATTGGTGCAAGATAAGTCTGAGCTAGACAATGCCTGAAGCCACCGCCCCCGAACTAGCCAAAGCCGCAGGCGTCTCCCGCGCTCGCATCTACCAGATGGCGAATGAGGGCATGCCCGGCAAGCTACGTCGCGGCAAGTGGGACCCGGACGTGGCGCTCGCGTGGATTGCAGACAAGCGCGCCGACGCCGAGACGATGCACGGCATCCTTAGCGGACCGGACGCGAACAACGCGACCACGGCTACCCTGGTCGAGATGCGTACGCGGCTCACGCGGTTACAGTGTGACGCTCAGGAGTTGCGCAACGGCATCCTTTCCGGCGACTTGATCCTTAGGGACTCGGCGCAGCGTATCTACTCTGGCATGATTGCCGAACAGATCGCGGTCGGTGACCGATGGGTCGCGATGGGCCGGACCGGCGAAGAACAGGCAACCAGGCGGACAATGTGGCATGAACTTAGAGACCAACTCCACGGATCAGTCGAACGCGTGGCCGCAGCTTTCGAGCGCGGCGAGGATGTGGCAGCCACCCGCGTACGCCTACGCTGACCAATGGGCCGACGCATGCCGAGTAATGCCGCCCGGGTCGCCGTTCCCGGGACCCTGGTCGACCGACCGAACACCACACCTTCGAGCTCCGATGCGCGCGTTCGCCGATCCTGCGGTAGACGTCGTCGTGCTGATGGTTGCCAGCCAGATGGGCAAGACCGAAGCAGGCTTCAACGTGCTCGGCTGGGTTTGGGACTCGCACCCCGCGCCGAGCATGTGGGTAACGCCTACTGAGAAGCTGGCCCACACGCTGAGCAAAGACCGGCTACACAGTATGTTCCAGTCCGCGGAGGGGTTGTGGGACCGCGTCGACAAGCGCTTCGCCCGGCCGGGCAGTCTCGAGCGGTGGATCGATGGCGTGCGGTTCGGCATGGCATGGGCTGGTTCCGCTACGGAGCTTGCCTCGCACCCGTGCAAGTATGTCATCGTGGACGAGCGCAGCCGCATGGGCGAGGACACGGGCGGCGAGGGTGACCCGGTGCGGGTGGTTCAGGCGCGGACCAAGATGTACGCGGGCAGCAAGGTGGGCGTGTTCAGCTCGCCGGGCGAGGAAGGGATTTGCCCAGAATACGATTGGTGGCTAACGGGGACCAAGATGCGTTGGTGCTGGCGCTGTCCGGGCTGCGCCGAGTGGCTGTTCCCGTGCCTCGAGCACGCCCGCTACCCTGAAGGTGCTGACTTCGACATCATCCGGCGCGAGTCGTGGATCGAGTGCCCGGATTGCCAGCATCAGATCCGAGACGATGACCGGGCTGGCCTTGAGGCCGACTACATCCCGACCGTCGTTGACGAAGAGGGGCGGCTACTGCTCGCGCCTGAGATCGAGACGCGCAACAGCGTGGCTAGCTACTGGGCGACAGGCTTCTCCTCCCTGGTCACGGGCATCGGCTACATCATGGAGCACTACGCCCGTGCGGAGCGCCTGGGCAAGCCTGGCGACCTGCAAGCGGTGGTCAACACGCAGGCGGGCGAACTCTGGAAGCTAGCCGGCGAGGGTGCCAGCCGCGACCTGGTGAAGGAACGCGAGGTGGAGTCCATCCCGGACGACATCCAGCTCGTTACGGCCGGGGTCGATGTGCAGGAAAACAGCCTCTATTACGTCGTCCGTGGCTGGCGATGGGGCGGAACCAGCTGGCTATTGGCCCACGATCAGATCCACGGCGCTACCGAGTTCGACGATGTGTGGCTACGCCTCGCCAGGGTGCTCGAGGACACATTTTGCGGCCGGTCGGTGGGCATGGTGCTGGTAGATTCTGGCTATAACACCGAAATGGTCTACCGTCAGAGCCGCAGGCGGGCGAACTGGGCGCCTTCCAAGGGCATGGATCGCAACACCAAGCCCTATTTCGACTCCAACGTCGATGAATCGGTGACCGGGCGCGCGCTCAAGAGCCTGAAATTGTGGAACTTCTCCAACGACACATGGAAAACTTGGCTGTACAGTCATATCAAGTGGAATCGGGACGAACCGGGCGCCTGGTTCGTGCCAAAGGGCATCGACGACGCCTATTGCGCGCAGGTGACCAACGAAAAGGTGCGGATCGCGCGCGGGAAGCGGGAATGGTACCGAACCGGCAGCCGCGAGAACCACTATCTCGATTGCGAGGTGCTCGCGACGGTCGCGGCGCACATCCAGGGGCTGCGCCAGCTACGGGAACCGGCTGCGCCCGCTCCTGAAGCACCGACACCGGTGTCGATGGAGCGGAATCCACGGTCGAGCCTGGAACGGCAGGGTTTGTAAATCGTCTACCCACGACTAGACGTTTCTGGACTGCTGGCAAACATCCTGATTCACTAACGGCATAAGCGGCGCTATGCTTCCCGCATGGCGCTTACACCTTCTCCGATCACCCTCGCCTCGGCGCAGGCCCAGCTCACCAACTGGCTGACCGCGCTCGAGAACGCCAGTACTGGCGGTTCCTACTCCATCGGCGGACGCACCCTGACGCGTCAGGACGTTCCCACCATCCGCGCGGAGATCCAGCGGTGGAGCAATACCGTCGCCACCATCACCGAGCGGCTACACGGCCGGGTGCGGCCGATGGGCGCCACGGCATCGTTCCCGGCGCCGGGCCGGGGTACCAGCGGGTCTGGCACCGTGATCCCGAATGCGCTGTGGATTGACGGGCGGACCTGATGGCGAAGAAGCGCAAGAAGGGCAAGAAGCCTTCCCCCGACCTGAAGGCGCGCGGCTACGAGGCCGCCATCGCCACACCGCAGCGACGCCACGTCATCGGCGGCGACGAGTCGCAAGATGTCGCGGCGCAGCAGGGCTTGACCCGGGTCCGGGACTGGGGCCGCTACCTCGATAGCAACCATGACCTGTCGAGCGGCATCCTGGACGAGCTCGTGAAGGGCATCGTCGGCAGCGGCATCCAGACAATCCCGAAGCCGCTCAACCCTGACGGCAGCATCAACGAAGAGCTCGGCATGGACATCATGACCGAGTTCAAACGCTGGACGAGGGCCGCGGACGTCACCGGCGAACTGTCCTGGCACGAGGCCCAGCGACTCATCTGTCGCGCGTGGTTCCGCGATGGCGAAGAGTTCATCCAGCACGTTGCGGGGCGCGACTCGGCCTATCCGTTCCTGCCCGACGATGTGCCGTACCGGATCGAACTGCTCGAATCCGAGATGGTGCCGATTGATCTGACGACGGACGACGGCTGGCTGCAAGGGATCCGACAGAACGCATGGCGCAAGCCGACCGCCTACGGCGTGCACAAGACCCACCCGAGCGACACGATGCGCGGCCAATTTAGTGGCATGGTCGTTAGCCCGCAGGATGTGAAGGTCGTTGATGCGGCGCAGATGACGCACATCAAGTTCCTCAAGCGGTGGCCTGCTACGCGGGGCGTATCGCTGTTCGCGGATGTCATCTCGCGCCTGTACGACATCAAGGATCTCGAGGAGTCCGAACGCATCAAGAATCGGATCCTCGCTTCGTGGACAGCCGCGGTTCAGCGCTCACCGGACATTCCGGGCGTCGATGACGCAGACGCCAGCGGCCAACGGTTCCTGGCGATGTCGGGCGGCACCGTCATCGACACGTTGGCGCCTGGAGAGACCATCGTAGGCGTCGGCCCCGAGTATCCGAACGCTGACTTTCCAGCCAACATCGCGGATCAGATCCGGCGCGTCGCTTCCGGCACCGGTACGCGCTACTCATCGATCGCCAAGCGCTACGACGGCAGCTATTCGGCCGCACGCCAGGAGATGGTGGAGACCGAGGGTCAGTACCAGATCCGTGAGGACCAATTCGTAGCAAAGATCGTGCGCACGGTCTACGAGCGGTGGCTAGCGGCCGCGGTCGGTGTCGGCATGGTTCAGGCGCCTGGCTACGACCTGTCGCCGCAGTCGCTCGAGATGCTTCACAACGCCGAGTATCGCGGCCCCACTACCCCGTGGATCGACCCGCTGAAGGAAGCGCAGGCCGACGCGTTGATGGTGGCCGAGGGCTTCGCCAGTATCGATCAGATCAGGATCAAGCGCGGTGCACCGGCCGAGATGATCGGAACGCCAGCGCCATCGAAGCCGGAGCCTGCGCCCGCACGTCCGCCCGCACAGCTTTCGCTTATCGAGGATGAAGACGAGGAAGACGCAGCATGACGAAGCCAACGATTTCCCTAACGCAGTCGCGCGCGGCCGTCCTCGAGCTTGTGAAGTCCGACGATGGGCCGACTACGATCCGTGCAGCGTTGTCGAGCGAAACGCCGATCAGTCGCGGCCCGTTCCAGGAGGTGTTGATCCATTCGGCCGACTCCATCGATATGAGTCGTGCCGCGGGCGGTTTGCCGCTCACGATCGGACATTCCGAGATGGACCCGATGTCGGCTGACTTGCCGGTCGGTCGGATCGATAACATCCAACTCGATCCGTCGGACAAGAAGCTACGCGGCGATCTGGTGTTCGACACCGATGAACGTTCGGCGATGGCACGCGGCAAGGTCGAGCGCGGTTTCGCCGATCTGAGCGTGACCTATCAGATCCAGAATCACAGCAAGCCCGGCAAAGATGGGCGAGTAGAAGTTACCCGATGGCAGCCTCGCGCGGCCTCGGTGGTAAGCATTGGCGCGGATCCGAATGTCGGGGCCGGCCGAAGTCAGGAGGCAGTAACCATGCCCGAGGAAATCACAGTTCCGGAGGCAGCACCGGCCTCCATCATCGACACCATCAAGGCGCGCTCAATCGTCGGTATACAGGCAGGCGCGACCGCGGAGAATGCGCGGCTCGGAGAGATCAACAGTCTAGCTGGTTCTCTGGCCCGATCGCATCCTCATATCGAGGCTCAGGTTGAAGAGCTGGCAGAGTATGCGCGCGGCGATTTCTCCATGACGCCAGACAAGTTCCGCGCGCTCGCCTTCGAACTCACGTGCGGCAACCCGCAGCCGCTGAGCCTCGAGCCGACCGTTGCCGGCCGGATGGTCCAGCCGTCCGCACCTGGGATGCAGCACCGCGGCATCGTGGTGCCAGGCGACGACGTGAAGACGCGTGCAGGCGAGGGCATGGTGCTGTCGCTGGTACAGAGTTCCGGCGGCACGGTTGACCCCGAGAAGATGGAAGGCAACATCTATCGAGGTTGGTCCCTGATGGACCTGGCTCGCGAGTGCCTCGAGCTAAACGGCGTCAGCACGCGCGGTATGTCGACCGAGCAGATCGCACGACAGGCAATCATGCGTGGCCGAGCACTCGACCCGGGCACCGCTGAGTACGTGACGGCGGACTTCCCTGCTGTGACCGAGAACGTCATCACTAAGCGGATCTTCGACGGGTACATGGCGGCACCGGTGACGTGGCAGAACTGGGCCAGCTCGACGACGGTTCCCGACTTCAAGCAGTTCACGATCCCGAGGCTTTCGCAGGTTTCGGATCTGCCTGTGGTCGCGGAAAACATTGCCTATACCGATCTGACGCAGGTAGACGCGAAGGAAGCGGCGACCCTGGTCAAGCACGGCGGGTTGATGTCCTTCTCGTGGGAAGCGATCGTGAACGACGACCGCCGAATGTTCAACCGAACGTCCACTTCGATGGGTCAGGCCGCGGCGCGTACCGTCGACACAAAAGTCTATGCGGTGCTTACCGCAAACCCGGGCGTAGGTGTCCAGGGCATCGTGATGGAGGATACTAACCAGCTTTTCGATACCGCCAACCATGCCAACGCGGCCACGGCAGCCGATCTCAACCTCGCCGGCATCGTCGCCAACCGGGTGGCGATGGCGCGTCAGACGGACGAAAACGGCATTGCACTGGGAATCGATCTGGCCAATATCATCGTGCCGGCTGAACTGAAAGACGAAGCCGACAACCTGGCGGGCTCGGTCTACATTCCATGGGTCGAAGGCGCCACGCCACAGACCACGAGGATCAATACCGTTCAGGGTAGCTTCGTCGTCACCTCCAGCATTCGGATCGCGGCCGGACAGTGGTATTCGGCCTCGGCGAAGGGTGGGACAGTGGAGGTCGCCTTTCTCGCAGGGAACGAAAGTCCTGCTGTGTTTCTCGAGGACGGCTGGAATACTGACAGCCTGAACTACAAAATCCGCCACCCGTCCGTAGCGTATCCGGTTGACTGGCGCGGGCTGTACCTAAACGGCGTCGGCGCATAAGTGACGCTGCTCGAGTCCATCGCTACGGAAGCGGTCTCGGTGTTCTCTAACGAGTTCACCGAGGTCGCGACCTATACACCATCTGGTAGTGCGGCTCGGGCAATTGCCGGGATCTTCGATCACGTGTCGGAAGTTTCGGACATTGGCGCATACATCGAGGCGGACGGGGTGTCGGCGACGTTCGATGTTGCCGCCATGCAG